TGGCAGAGCCCCGCACGCTGAGCTGGCTTGCCGTCGAGTTGAGAAGGGACCGACGGTCCCTAGCCCGTGATCTGGAGAGCCTCGAGCCGGCCTCGATCCGGAAGGTCGGGAAGAACACCGAGAGACGGTGGTACCTGGCCGCGGTGCTCGAGCACCTTCAGGCGGGGAACGGCGAAGAGACGCTCGACCTCGAGCAGGAGCGGGCCCGGCTGGCTCGTGTGCAGCAGGAGAAGGCGGCGCTGGACGTTGCGGTCCGGCGGGGCCAGCTGCTGGACGTAAACCTCGTGTACCGGGCCTGGGAGACGCTCCTGGTCGGAATCCGGGCCCGGATGCTCTCCGTGCCCACCAAGCTGGCCGCGGAGCTTGCGGCCCTATCGGACGCGAATGCCATCCGGGCTCGACTCACCGACGAGATCTCCGAGATCCTCGCAGAGGCTGCCGCTCATCGAGCGGGACCTGCAGATCTCGACGGCGCTGGCTCTGATGAGCCGGGCGGCGAAGATCCTGACGCCACCGCCGAAGCTGACGGTGAGCCAGTGGGCCGACGCCAAGCGAAGGCTGAGCCGCGAAAGCAGCGCCGAACCAGGGCAGTGGCGCACTGATCGAGCACCATACCAGCGGGGCATCATGGACGCGATCGCGGACGACACCGTCCGCGAGATCTGGGTGCAGAAGTCTTCCCAGATCGGGTGGACAGAGATCCTCGGCAATGTGATCGGCTACCACATCGACCAGGACCCGGCCCCGATATTGCTGGTCCAGCCGACACTGGAAATGGCGGAGGCCTGGTCAAAGGATCGACTGGCGCCGATGCTTCGGGATACGCCTTGCCTGCACGGCAAGGTGGCGGATGCCCGGGCTAGGGACTCCGGGAACACGCTGCTGCACAAGCAGTTCCCAGGGGGCCACGTCACGATGGCCGGGGCGAACTCGCCGGCCGGCCTGGCGTCACGACCGATCAGGATCCTGCTCTTCGACGAGGTGGACAGATTTCCGGCCTCGGCAGGGACGGAGGGCGATCCGATCAGCATCGGGCGCAAGCGTGCGGCGACTTTTTGGAACCGGAAGCTGCTGGCCGGGTCGACGCCGACTGTGAAGGGATCGAGCCGGATTGAAACCGGCTTCGAGGGCTCAGACCAGCGCTTCTTCTATGTGCCGTGCCTGCACTGTGGCGAGTTTCAGCGTCTGGTGTGGGCCAATGTGCGTTGGGAGGAGGGGCGACCCGACACGGCGGCCTACTGCTGCCAGGCCTGCGGCGCGCTCATCGGCGATTGCGACAAGCTGGCCATGCTCCGGCGCGGCGAGTGGCGGGCGACGAAGCCCTCGACCGGGATCGCCGGCTTTCACGTCAGCGAGCTGTACTCGCCGTGGGTGACCTGGGCGGAGATGGCCCGAGCGTTTCTCGAGGCCAAAAAGCTACCCGAGACGCTCCAGACGTTCATCAACACGGCCCTCGGGGAGACCTGGGAGGACGGTGGCGAAACCCTCGACGCGGGTACGCTGGAGAAGCGGAAAGAGAGCTACACCGCCGCGTCACTGCCGTCGGGCGTGCTGCTCCTGACCCGCGGTACCGACGTCCAGGATGATCGTTTGGAATCAACCCTCTGGGGCTGGGGAGCGGACGGCGAGAAGTGGCGCGTCGAGCACGACGTACTGAGGGGCGACCCGGGAAGCCTGGGGTCAGGCTCGGTCTGGACTGACCATGACCAGCTCCTCGAGCGCCGCTATACCACCGACGACGGCCGCACGCTGGTGTGCGAGGCCGCGGCAGTGGATTCGGGTGGGCACTTCACCGAACAGGTCTACGAGTACTGCGCCCGTCGGAAGCGCCGCCGGGTGTGGGCAATCAAGGGCGTGGGCGGGCCTGGCCGGCTCGCTTGGGCTAAGAAGGCGAGCCGCGGGGGCAAGCACCGCCGCGATGTGTGGCCGGTTGGCGTCGACACGATCAAGGATGTCCTGTACGGGCACCTTCGGAACGTGAAGGAGCCTGGTCCAGGGTTCACCCACTTCGATGCCACCACCGACCAGGACTACCTAGACCAGCTGACCAGCGAAACGCTGGTGTACCGCATGGTCATGGGGCGCAAGGTGAAGGCCTGGCGGCCCCGGCAGACGGGGATCCGGCAAGAGGCCCTGGACTGCGCCGTCTACGCCTACGCGGCGATGGTCGGCCGGGGCGGCTACAAGCTGATCGGCATGCGGCTCACAGCACAGCCGGCCCCGTCCGGCGACGCCCAGCCCGGCGCGCCGGCAAAGCCAACGAACGAGAACACGGACGTGATGGACCTGACCGGCGGTGAGGAGCCGGAGCGGCGCGGCCGTGGGCCGAGGCCCCGACGCGGTGGCTGGATGAACTGGAGACGGTGACATCAACGTAGAGCCCGACAAGCTGGCCGCCGGCGATACCTGGTCCTGGACCCGGAGCTTTGCGGACTATCCGGCGTCCAGCTGGACGCTGGCGTACTACTTCCGCAACGCGACGCATAAGTTCTCGATCTCGGGTGGAGCGGTGGTGGCGTCGGGTGACGACTTCGTCATCACGAACGCTGCCGCCACCACCGCCGCCCTGACCCCGGGCCGGTACACGTGGCAGGCCCTGGTGACCTCCGGGAGCGAGCGGCACAAGGCCGCCGAGGGCGTCCTGGTTGTCGAGCCGAACTACGCCACGGACGCCGTGCTGGACAGCCGGTCCCAGGCGCGCAAGCTGCTGGACGCGATCGACGCGACCCTGAACGGCCGGGCGACGGTCGACCAGAAGTCCATGTCGGTGGCCGGTCGGACCATTGAACGCATGACAGCCGCCGAGCTCTGGGAGCTGCGGCAGAGGGTGGCATTCGACGTGAAGCGCGAAGACGACGCGGCTCTGCTGGCCAACGGCGGCCCGGATCGGCGCCGGGTGGGAATTCGGTTCGGCCGTGCCTAAGTGGCTGGACGCGCTTCTCGGTCGAAACCCTACCCCGCCTGCCCAGACCGCGCCGATCGTCACGCAGGCAGCGGATCCGGGCGGTGATCGGCAGCCGAAGCGCGCCATCCGGACGTACGCGGCGGCGCGCAGCAGTCGACTGACGGCCGGTTGGGGCCAGGGCAAGAGCAGCGCTGACTCTGAGCTCTGGTCGAGCCTGACGGCTCTCCGCGAGCGCTCCCGGGCACTGATCCGGGATGCGGCGTTCGCCAAGAACGCCCGCCGGGTGGTGGTGAACAACGTCATCGGCACCGGGATCCGGATGCAGGCCCGGGTGGAGAACACCCGCGGTTCGCAGCACACCTCGATTAATGACCAGATCGAGGCCGAGTGGCTTCGGTGGTGCCGGGCGGACTCGTGCCACACCGGTGGGGTGCTGGCATTCCAGGATCTCGAGCGCCTGGCCATGGCCCAGGTGTTCGACGCCGGCGAGTGCTTTCTCCGGATGCACTTCCGCAAGTTCGGCTCGTCCCGGGTGCCACTGGCCATCGAGGTGATCGAGGCCGAGCGCCTGGCGGACGAATACGTGAACCCGGGCGGCATGGGCCTGGAGACGATCCTGAAGCTCGGTATCGAGCAGGACATGCTGGGGCGCCCGGTGCGCTTCTGGCTTCGCGAGGTGCACCCGGCGGACATCAGGTTCGCCTACAGCCAGACGGACCGGGTCTTCTCGGTGCCTGCGGACGAGATGTTTCACATCCGGGTCATCGACCGCTGGCCGCAGACCCGAGGCGAGCCGTGGCTGCATGCGGCAGCCCGCAAGCTGAACGACATGGACGGGTACACCGAGGCGGAGATCGTCGCCGCCAGGGGTGCCGCCACGTACATGGCGACGATCGAGTCTCAGGACGGGGAGAACTACGGCGAGGAGCAGGACGACGGCAGCCTGCAGATCGAGCTGGAGCCCGGCATGGTCGAGAGGCTCAGCCCCGGTGAGAAGCTGGCCTTCCATGCCCCGAACCGGCCGAATTCTGGGGCAGATCCGTTCCTGCGGTTCATGCTGCGGGAGATCGCCGCCGGCGTCGGCTGCAGCTTCGAGTCCCTGAGCCGGGACTACTCGCAGTCGAACTACTCGAGCTCGCGGCTCGCGTTGATCGACGATCGGGACCTGTGGCGGGCCATCCAGGGCTGGTTCATCCGGTCCTTCCGGGAGGGCCTGCACCGGGTCTGGATCCGGCAGGCCGTCCTCGCTCGAGCGCTGGACCGGATCGACCTGGTCCAGTACGGCCTCGATCCCGAGAAGTTCGAGGCAGTAGCGTTCAAGCCCCGCGGCTGGACCTGGGTGGATCCGACCCGGGAGGTCGCGGCCTACAAGGAGGCGATCAAGGCGGGCCTGAAGACGGTGACCGACGTGATCGCTGAGACCAACGGCGGCACCGACTTCGACGAGGTCATGACCGAGCGGCGCCGCGAGCTCGACCGCATGGCCGAGCTGGACCTGGACTTCGACACCAACCCGGACGCCTACATGAAGCCGGCTGCGCCGTCGCCGTCGCCGGCGCCGGCCGAGCCCGCCGCCGGCGACGGGGACGAGCCGAAGAACGAGAGCGAAGAGCCAGAGAAGGACGGCGAAGGCGCGCCTGAGAAGGCGCCCCGCCGCAAGGCCGACCTGCGCATGGTGAGGGAGCTATGAAGCGAGACGTCATCCGGCCGACCCTGCTGGAGCGGACGGTTGAGCTCGGGCGCGGCAAGGACACCGACGGCGATTACGTCGTCAAGGTGGCCTTCGCGTCCGATCTTCCGTACGAGCGGTGGTGGGGCATCGAGGTCCTCGAGTGCACGCCTGAGGCGGTCCGCCTGGACCGCCTGAATGACGGCGCCCCCATCCTCTACAACCACGACAAGGACGAGCTCCGCGGAACCCACGTCAAGGGCTCGGCCAAGTGCGATGACGACGGCGTCCTTCGTGGCGAGATCCGCCTGAGCTCCGTAACGCAGGATTGCCGGGACACCCTGGCTCTGGTGAAGAGCGGGATCCTGACGAAGGCCAGCGTCGGCTACCTGATCCACAAGGTCGTGGAGAAGAGCAAGAAGAAGGACGGTACCCCCCAGGAGATTACCCACGAGGGACGGATGTTCTCTGGGGTGCTGGAGCGGTCGTTCCAAGAAGCGCCGGGGGACCGCGCTGCCTTCCTTCGGTCTCTCGATCAGGCCCGCGGCGCCGAGGCGGACCGTGGGACCGACGAGCCGCCGACGTTCCTAGTCATGGACTGGGAGCCCTACGAGAACTCACTGGTGACGATCCCCGCCGACAACAGCGTCGGCGTGGGGCGTACCGCCGAACGTGCCGTGCCGACAACCCATGTTCAACAGGCGGAATCCGCCGCAAGGAGCTCTACCATGACCGAAGAAGAGAAGCGGGCGGCGGAAAAGGCTGCCCAGGAGAAGGCGGCGGCCGAGGCCGCCCAGCGTTCGGCGATCACGAGTGGTGGTGACGACACCGCCGTCGCCCACGAGGCACAGCGCCAGAAGGCGATCTCGAACCTCTGCCGGGCCAACAAGATCGACCCGCGCACCGAGGAGCACTGGATCCGGAGCGGCAAGCCCCTGGACCAGGTCTCCGAGGAGCTCGTCAAGGTGATGGAGGAGCGGGGCAAGGATGTCAACACCGACTCCCCGGCCTTCCTGGGCATGGAGCGCGGTGAGGTCGAGCGCTACTCGATCTCCCGGGCCATCCATGCCATCGCCAACAAGAACTGGGGCAAGGCCGGCCTCGAGCTGAAGGCCCACGAGGCGATCGCCAAGCGCCTGGGTCGGGCGGTGGAGGAGAACTCCATCCTGGTGCCGCTCGAGGTCCAGGACCGGCTGTCCGCCCAGGTCCTGGCTCGCCAGGCCCAGGCCCGCGGCCAGCGCGACTTCAACACCTCCACGGGTGGTGGCGCGTACCTCATCGAGACCCAGAACGTCGGGTTCATGGAGCTGCTCCGTAACCGGTCCGTGTTCCTGAACATGGGCGCGATGCGGATCCCGAGCCTGACGGGCTCCGTGACGATCCCGCGGCAGAGTGCCGCCGGCACGGCGTACTGGCTGGCGAACGAGACCTCGCAGCTGACCGAGTCCAACCCGACCCTGGTCCAGATGACCCTCACGCCGAAGACCGTGGGCGCCTACACCGAGATCTCCCGCCAGCTGCTCCTCCAGAGCGCGCCCGGCGCGGACATCATCGTGATGAACGACATCGCGAGGGTGGTCGCCCTGGGTATCGACGCGGCGGGCTTCACGGGCACCGGCTCGAACGGCC